GAAACGAGACCACCTTTAGCTTTTCTAACTGGTTTAGGTTTAGGTTTAATTGGTTTTGGTGGTTTTGGTTTAGGTTTAATTTTGTTACCTCTAAAAAGTTCAACAGCTTTTTTTGCTATTTTTTTTGTTTTTTTTAAAGCACTAGGAATTGTAAAAGGTATATCACCTTTTATGTATCTTGTTGGTAAAGGTTTTTTACCTTTGCCTTTTGATGTTACATTTCCATCTTTGTCAACTGTATACTCAGTCATTAAAATACACCTTTGAATTTAACCTTTTGTGTTTGCACTGGATATTGACCACGAGACACAGAGCCTCCTGCTTTATATCCTTTTATTTTTTTACGCATCATTCCTCCACCCATCATTTTTTTAGGTGGTCTTCCTACTTTACTTCCGTATGTTCCTTTTCCTTGTGGCATTATACTATTCCTCCTATAGTGTCGCTTAATTCCTTTGCACGATTGGGAGTCTGTTTCGCCCAACGTGAGTCCAGCATCTCAATTTTTGCCACCGAATAATTGGGTGGTGTTTCTTTTAATGCTTTCCACATATTCTTAAATTTTGATACACCTGTAGGGCCTAATTGAAATACCATTTCTATAATAACACCTTTAGCTGTATCATTTATTTCACAACCTTCATAAAGTTTTGATGCTCCTTCTTTTGCTTTTTCAAAGTCTTGATCAAAAATACGATCTAGTTGTGCTTCTGGATACTCTTTATCGTCTTCCCACCAGTCTTCAACACATAGGTGTCCATAACCGATAGTTCTTTTTCCTAAAGTATCCTTGTATACTTTATTTCTAAAGCCTTCATGTTTCTTAATACTATTTTTTACTGATTCCATTTTATCTTCTACCTTTAAGTTTTGTTAATTCAGCTTTTGTTTGCTTTTTAACACGTTGACCAATTCTAGCCAAAGCACCTGTCTTTTTCATACTTGAAACTGATTTAAAACCACCACGAGCAGCATCTCTAACATCAGCCCTGTTTTTATCAGCAACTTTTTGTTTATAAGTTTTAGAACCTTTATTAACATTATAACCAGTTCCTTTATAACCTTTTAAATTACTATAGTATTTTTCTCCTGCACTTTTCTTTTTTGGAGATGAAGGCATAACATCTTTTCTTGGTATGTTAATTTTCTTTTTAATTTTATTATTTGTATGTGGATTTTTCATATTATCTTTTCCATGCCCAATAACTTCCTTTGCTTCCTATTTTTTCTTCTGGTATAAAGTCTTGATGATGATTAATAAACCATCCTTGTCTTAATCGTAATAAAGCCTGTGATGTAGAATCTACTAAGTCATCATTCTTTGCATTGGGGAACGATGAACATTGTGATATGACATCTTCAGCCCAATCTCTATCCGGTGCCCATATCTTGCCAGACTCCAGAATAGGTGTAATTGAATGCACTCTAGACTTCTTATCTTGTTTCTTAGGATTAAAAGCTGTTATAGGTATACCCATGCGTGATAACTCTTGTACAAGAGATAATCCACTTGCTTTTGCCTCAATCATTATTAAGTCTGGATTAAAGTCATTATATAAATCTACAGCAACTTTCTTTAATTCTGGAAATTCCCATCTATCTCTTTTTGATCCTAACAGAATAATGTTCGTTTCGCCATTGTCATCTTCAAATACTCCCCATGTTGTACATGCAGAATAGTCTGAATTTTTATTAGAGGTATAAGCTGTATCCCACGATTGTAGAATATAGTCACACTGAGGGGGATTTTTTTTATCCCACTTCTTCCACCACCATCTTTTAATAATGTTACCTTCTTCAACCGAAGGTTTTTGTGCGTAAAGAGAAGCCCATTCTCTAGAACCTAGTGTTTTCTTTATCTCTTCTAATCGAGAAAGAGGATAGGCTTCCTCCCACAAGGGTTGACCTTCCTTTTTCTTTAAAAGTTTAGCCGCCCTTTTATCCAGTATTGCTGGAAACTCTATTACTTCCCAACCTTCGTGTTCGGTTTCTTTAAGTACCCATCCTGCGAGGTCATCTTCGTGCCATCTCGTTTGAATGAGAACCACGCTTCCACCGGGCATGAGACGAGTATATGCTGTTGATCTATACCAGTCGAGAAGGTTACTTCGCATTGCTTCACTGTCTGCATCTTCCCTTCCTTTAATGGGGTCATCAATGAGCAAGAGGTGAGCACCACGACCAGTAATAGCACTACCGGCACCGACTGCATAGTAAACTCCACCTTTTGTTGTATTAAATCTCCTCATACTTGAGGAATCTGTTGCAAGTCCTGCGTCTTCAAAAACTTCTTGATAACGTGGATCTTGTAGCTGGTTTCTTACTTTACGACCAAAGTCATCTGCCAGTTCTTGTCCATATGTTGAACATATAATATATTTGTTTGGGTTTCTGCCCAAGTACCAAGCTGGAAAGAATTCTGAAGTCAGAATCGATTTACCATGTCTTGGTGGCATAAAGATAGCAAGTCTCTTAATATCACCTCTCTCTACAGCTTCTAGCTTGCTCGCTAATAGCTTTATATGGGGGGGTGAAAGATATTCTTCCATCTGATACTTCGCATATCCAATTAAAGAATCTCTTGCCTTATCTTTGCCTTCAGCCTCTTTTAGCTTTTTTACGAGCATTTCGAGTTTGGCTACTTTATCTCCTACACTTGATACTTGTGGCATTTCATTTTTTTTTAGCTTATTTTAATGTGCTTTGGCTTCTCCTCATCTGGTACATTACGAACCAAATAAACCTTGAGAATACCATCTTCCATCTTAGCTGTATCAACTTCCATGTACTTGTTCAAGTGAAAAGCACGAGTAAATTTGCGTGATGCAAGTCCTTTATGAATGTAATCAGCGTCTTTCTTTGCTGACTCCCCTTCAATCTTCAAGGTATTTTTCTCAATGGATATATCAATATCCTCTTTTTTAAAGCCTGCCACTGCTAATTCCAGTGTATACTTATCGTCAGACACCCTCTCAATGTTGTATGGGGGGTATTCTGATTTGCTTGAATAGTGATCAAGCATCTTAAACGCATCTTCAAATCCTAGAAACATATTTCTATTGAAAATGCTATTTCTTACTGCTGTGTGCATATAGCCTCCTTTTCAGCGAGTTTACCCTAGTCCATCATGGCACTAGGTATTCATGCATCCCCTTTCCCCTAG